GCATTCGTTACTGCAGACCTTCATTTAGGACACACCAAAAGCATCACCTTCCTCAAGCCTGACGGAAGCCTCCTTCGCCCTTTTATGAACCTAGGGGACATGCATAATGTCCTAATCACTCGCTGGAATAAAATAATCAATCCAAAAGACAGAGTGTACATTCTTGGTGATGTAGCTATCGCGCGCAATTCGCTTTGCCTCTTAAATGAGTTCAACGGAAATAAGGTTCTTATCAAGGGAAATCATGACATATTCAAACTCAAAGACTACCTGCCATATTTCGATGATATTCGTGGCGCCTTTGTTCGTGATAATTTAATTTTTACTCACATCCCCATCCATAGTGGTTCCTTTGAGGGACGTTACATTGGCAATGTGCATGGTCATCTCCACTGTCATTCAGTCAGGCTTGACAATGGAGAAAAGGATAAAAGGTATTTCAATAGTTGTGTAGAGCAGCATGATTTCACTCCAGTAGCCCTTGATACCATTAAAGATTACTTTCGGCAAAAAAACAGTTAAAATAAAAAGGTGGCGATGTTGACGCATCCCACCCACGGCCATCTACCTATCTAGACGACATGACAATTGTAAACGTCCATCCAGCCGCTGCGCAGTTTAGTGGCAAGCAATGCCAAAAATGCAAAATTGTTTACCAAGCTAAGGCTTTTACTAAAAACACGAGAAGCAAAGATAATCTTTCCCCTTGGTGCAAGCAGTGTCGTGCCGAGTACGCAAAACTCTATAGAGCGGCTAACAAGGAAAAAATTAAAAACAAGCAAAGGGATATAAGGTACAAAGAGTCCTATGGAATCTCCTTGGAGGATTACAATAAAATGCTGGAAAAACAAAGCAATAAATGTGCATGTTGCGGCACGACAGAGCCATCAAAGTCGCCTAACAAATGGACTAATTTTTGCGTAGATCACTGCCACTCAACAGGGGAAGTGAGGGGATTACTTTGTAATTCATGCAATATAGGCATTGGAAAACTCGGAGATAGCTTGGACGGGGTTTTAAATGCTGTGTCGTACCTGTCTTTGTTTCACAGCAGAAAAGAAGCAGGCTTGTCACTGGACAAGACAGAACAAAAAAGGCTCGATAGCATTAGACGATATTAAGTCCTACTTTGCGGGCAATGAACGAACGGCGCACATTTGACACCCCCACCAGGGCACGATGGAACGCACCAATCCACAACATACTAAAGGCAATTGATTATCACACCGAACTATTTCTTTCCCATCGCGATCCTTGGCACCTAGAAAAAGCAAATGAACTCAGGCATTATTTGCATGAGTTAAAAGCTTATATTCATTTACAGGAAGAACTGCTGCAAGAAAATTATTCAACTAATACCCCTAACAGGACTCAAACCTGTACGCCTTTCGGCAGCGAGTTTTAAGCCCGCTGTGTCTATCAGTTTCACCATAGGGGCTTGAAAGTAGAGTTTCGTCGCAATAGACGATCAACAGGTGCGGCCTGTGCTCTACTTTGCTTGGTCATTTGGGCAAGTGCTTCAACCCACTTGGAATCCCCCTTAAAGCCAGCATTGACGAGGATACTGGCACCATCGGCCGATGGGCTTCTGCAGAAGCTTGCAAAGCATAGCAGCGTAGCTTGCAAAGCACAAGAGCTTTCGTCAAAGGTCGTAGCACAAGCATTGTGGGCAGCTTGGAAACTTGTCACATTCCTTGTCCCACCATTCCTCCCTTGCCATCGCAGTAAAGATTTCAGCCAATCGCTCATAGTTCCTCTTCGCTTGTTTTCGTTCGTCGCGGTCCGCATTAGGGTCCATCATGATATAAGCAGCTTCAATGGCATCATTGAATTGGGCTTCGATAGATTCGGAGAATTCCATGGCGTCAAACAAGCAATGAGAACAGTCTACTCAGCATCATTTTTTGCCGCCACGCGCTGACGCTTAAGTTCACGATGAGCAGCCTTAAGACGAGGCAATAGCGATGGTTTGTAAAAATGTTCAGCAGCCAATAGCTGAAGAGCGGTTTGCCTGTCAGCTTCAAGAATGGCCATTAAATAAACGGCTTCTTCAAAGGAAAGTTCAAATGGAGTCATCGTTTATTTTCTATGGTAAATACAGATTCGTGAAAATTGTAGCATCGTCAACGGACTAAGCACTTAGCATAATTCATTCCCTGGCGATCAGAACCAAATGTTCCTTTTTCCATTGTTCAAAAGCAACCCTCGCAAGGCGCAATTTCAGTGGCATTAACGCACTAAGCTATTCAACCAATCAATATCCGAATCTTTAGATGCTTCTAAAATTGCTCCTGCAAGCGCAAATGCGTAATCGTCAACGCCGCTTTCCTTTCCACCGGTTACGGCCCATTGGCCACTGCTCCTGTAAATAACACTAAGGTTTTTTAATTGTTTAACTGCTTTATCGTGTGGATATAGTTCAATTAAGCCAGCATTAAATAATTCTTTCATTTTTGAAAATGCCTTCATTTTTGTGCTGACTGACCAGGCTAATTCAGAGATAGGAAAATCTTTTGCCATAGACTGAATAGTTCCAGAGCTATTAAATTGGTCAAGAACTATACTCTCAAAATCATATATACGATGGTGCTCTTTAATCCATTCTTCTACTTTGGCAATGTTTACTTCTTTCTTGCCGCCAATATCAAAGTCTGGATCAAAGGCGTGGAATTTATCAATTACTAAACGATCCCCTTCGTAATGAACAATGCAAGCAGTATAATCATCTCGCCCCACGCCGCCGCGAGCAGGGTCCAAGGCTAGTACGTATGTGCCCGTCAATTCTCTCTGAGGAAACAGTATCCCCCTTTCTTTGTTTACTGCAGCGTCAACAATTTCGGCTGCCAACAATGCAGAATTATTTTTAGCAAATTGGGCGCCATATTCCACCCAAAATTTATCTGGATCACGCTTAAGTTCGGCCTGCAAGAAAGCGCAATCTAGGGGCAGGTTTGGGTTTACAGTCCACGTTGGCAGGTTTTCTGCCTGCATAAAAGGATAATCGCCAGACGTAGCTTCGCAATAATGCTGATAAAATAAACCATCAGTTAAAAAAGGAGAAGATAATTCAAGAATGCGGCCATGCTTGCCAAATTGAGCAATAGATGGCGACAATGCTTTATAAATAGCAGCCGCGCCTCTGTTGGCATCACCCTCTAATGCAAAGCTAAGCTCGTCCATGATGAGCATGACAACTGCCTTGCCGCGAGAGGCTCTAGCCGACGCAGGTATAGCCTGAAAAATACAATTATTACTGGTCCAGATTTCAGTAGCTGTCTCTCTTTTAATCTCATCTGCCAATGGGCTGTCCAGCAACAATTGTCTAATATTATTGAGAGCAAGTTTGGCTTGGCTTTGGTCGTTGGCAATAGTCAAAATATAAAACTTTTCTGATTTTCGTACACGACGTTTATACATATCCTCCAAGACAAAGCAGGCATACAATGCAGCGATAGATGCCATGAGCGTTTTGCCACAGCGTCGACCAAGCGCCCACACGGCATGAGTTTTATCGCCGCCAAAGTACGCATCAAGAATCCGTTCTTGTTCAGGCCAAAGCTCTAACTTTAAAACCAATTTTGCAAAGTCTGAACACTTAAGCATCGTCATTGGAAGCTTTGTACAATTTTTCCAGTCCAGCCTTTACAGTGAGATTTTTTACCTTGGATCACTTGAAAAAAATTACCCTTGTTAATGCCGTGATCTTCGCAAAAATAAGTAAAGTTAGTACTGCTGTAAACCGTGCCGTCGGGAGAAACGAATTTATATTGATGCACTTCCCTGGATTTTGACATTTTTTGGCGTGATGCTTTTGAATGCACGCGCCCTCGATTTCCCTCCGCAATCTTTTGACGAGTTTCCTCCGAGTGCTTGTGACCGGTCAGGGCCAAGCTAATACTTTCCTTTACATCGGAAGACCGTTTTTTTCCTGTATTGGCTTTTGAAATTTTTTCCCTTACCTCATCCGACACTGGTTTGTTCCATCGGGGATTATTACTTCCACGGCGATTTTCCGACATTTTGCGTCGGGTTTCTTCGCTGTGGTTTTTGCCTCGAAATGGATGATCTGCGCTGTTCATTCGCGCACAAAGCTTGGCCACGGCTTCTTCGCTGCGTTTTGCTCCAGACGCGCCCTCGCCTCCATCTGTTAAATTTCGCAATATACCAGTGCTTATATTGATTCGTCCATATAGTGAAATACAATATGCCTCTAGCTTGAAAGCTTCTTCCTCTGTTAAGCCTTCTTGAATGAATACAATAAAACTTTTGTCACGTGGCGGAGGCGCCAAACGATTCTTGGAGAAAGCTCGATTGTTTTGCCCTTTGCCGATGTAATAAGGGCTGTATTTGCGCCCACTCTCCGAGTCTTTACTGCGAAGATAGGCATAAACATAAAAGCGGCAAGGGTCTTTGGTCATGCGAGCAAAAGTTCGTCAATAGATCGTAGCACTACCTTGGGGACGAAGTAAGCAGGGCGACCTCTTGCTGGATCAGCCCAATACTGCTCTTGCATTGCTTCTTTCCCATAGCACCAACCATGCAAAAAAATAGTTTTATTTTCAATTGTAACAAGAACAAATTTTTGATCTACGCTCTCATTCTTTTGTACAATTAAATCATACTTATGTTTGCTTCTGGTTTTCACATCAATACCAGGGAGATCGTCTGAGCCACGACGGGCTTCCTTCTCTTGGTAGAGGGCATCCTTCATTTTTAGGTACGATGCCACGGCCATCTCCCCCGCAGCGCCCAGCATATGCACCTCCAAGGCTTTCCCTCCAAAGCGTGGCCCGTTATTCCGGCCACGCAGCCCCTTCGCTTCATTCACTGCCTGGCGCCGCATCCCTTCATCCATCGCCTGCTTGCGCTCCTCTTCAGTGAGGCAAATTTCAATGGGGGAAACCATAGTGTGCATAATCAGCAGACCATTCAGGCCATTGTGAGCACTGTTAGCATAGTGGAAATACACACTAATGAACATGTCAGAAGAGCTGGTCGATTTAGGACATGCTGGAGAAGCTGGCTTGCGAGTGGATGGGCTCGTCAATGCGTTGACTGGCATGGGCACCAATCGAGACAAGAGCCAGTTCACTTCTTCTAAGTCATTGGTTTTCCTTGGTCAGGAAGAACTAGAAAATCTTTATTCTGAATGGATTCCAAAGCGCATCGTAGACGTTGTTGCAGAACAGTCCACCAGGAAAGGCTTCAAAGTATTGTTTGGTGGAGAAGGAGCAGCAGCTAAGGAAGTAAGCGGCATTGAGCAAATCATTGAAGATTTATACATCCTCGAAAACTTAGGACTTGCATCCAAGAATGCCAGACTATTTGGTGGTGCCGTTATTCTTTTGTACATTGATGATGGACGGCAGCCGTCTGAGCCAGTGGACTATAAAAACATTCGTTCCGTTGAAGGAATGGAAATCTTAGATAGGTGGCAGATCGCACCAATCATCAATGAATCCAGCTTGTACGATTATTCAAAAGCCACTTACTATCAAATCATTTCTGGCGACTTAATTAGGCAGCCGCAGTTAACGAAGATTCACAAGGATAGGATTTTACGCTTTGATGGCGAATGGCTTCCGTACAGGATTAGGCAAAGGAACTATGGGTGGGGAATGAGTACGCTGCAAAGCGTTTATGACAGCTTCCGCTTCTATTCCACTGGCATTAGCTCTGCTGCAACTCTTCTCAC